ACATAGCAAAAGTTGAAAAAAATGGGGAGACAAGATACTTTTATACACAACCGGAGTATAATAAATATCTTAATGGAACTAAAAAGAAATTCACATTTTCTGGTTTTATGAAATCGGTGATTGGTATCATAAAGAAAACACCAATCGACGAGGCTGTGGTAGCGTCTGCCAAACAAATTAAAAAATCGATAGCCTTTATCAATAAGGCGAGCAAACAGACTGTTAGCGATATAAAAAAACGAATTACACCACCGCCAAAGGAAGCACCTCGACCCGCCCCGCGATATAGCAGATTTGAAAAGGCAGAAGAGAAGATCGCAAAAGAACGCAAATATTTTAAGAAAATCACACTTCCTAATGGTGTCAGGTATTTTTATACTGACAAAGAGTATCGAAGTTATCTAAAAAGGGCAGAATATCAGAAAAATGAACCAGATTTTATGAAAAACGTCCAGGAGAGACTCGATATACCGGATGAAGATATGGACATGGCCCAAGTAAATGAAAAATATCCAGACGGCATAGAATATCAGAAGAATTGTGTAAATTCTACGACAGCTTACGAATTAAGACGTAGGGGGTATGACGTTGAAGCCGCCGCGAACACAAAAGGGTACTATATGAAAGAGATTAAAAACTGGTTTAAAGATCCAAAAATAAATACGTTAAGTAAAAAAGACTCAAAAAATACTAAGGCCATAATAAAGAGTATACTAGAAGATAGCGGACCAGATAGTCGTGGATATCTTGGGGTGCAATGGGAAGGTGGTGGCGGACATAGTCTGGTGTACGAGGTGAACAGTGATAAGCAAATAACTATTAGAGATTGTCAAACCAATCTGTATGTTAATATGTCAGAACTAGCAACTAGTATAACAAGACTCGAGCATGTCCGAACAGATAATTTAGAATTGAAGAAAGAGGTGTTAAAACTTGTCACCACAAACTAAGATTACAATAATAGATGCAGTAAAAATAATATCTGCACAACATGAAGGCTTTGACATTATAAGCGCTGTCGACTATCAAGACTGGTTTGTGTTTAGTATTCTGCCATCAAATTTAGAAAACGATGATGAGTATATCATGTCATTAATCGGAGTCACTAAACAAACTGGTGATATGATAGGTTTTAACCCACTGCAACACGACCCACAAAAATATTTTGATGCAGTATCAACTAGAAAGCTTAATTTAAAACAATTAAATATACGTCGTAAGGGGTGAAAATCAAAATGGGATTAGGGGCAAGATTGAGACGATCCTGGAATACATTTACAAATAAGGACCCAACCGAAGAATACATATCAGCCTCTGGGCATACGTATTCTCAGAGGCCGGACAGACCAAGACTATCCAGAGGTAATGAGCGATCAGTAATTACGTCCATAATTGTTCGAATGGCTGTGGATTTTGCTTCGATGGATTATAGACACTGTCGAGTTAATGACGAAGGCAGCTATGTCGGTGATGTCGATTCATATTTAAACGAGTGTTTAACATTAGCGGCCAATATTGATCAATCATCAAGAGCATTTATGCAAGATGTAGCGATGACACTGATGGATAAAGGATGTGTTGCGATCGTCCCCGTTGACACGACGGACAACCCAACTATTACAGATGCCTATGATGTAGAAACATTTCGGGTTGGCGAAATACTGGAATGGAAACCTGCACATATTCGGGTAAGGGTATACGATGATCAAACCGGGCTTAAGAAGGATGTAACCGTACCAAAGCGCACAGTAGCAATAATAGAGAATCCGTTGTATGCTATCATGAATGAACCCAATTCAGCTATGCAACGTCTTATAAGAAAGCTCAGTTTACTAGATGTGACAGATGAACAAACGGCATCGGGTAAACTCGATCTAATTATTCAACTTCCGTATACAATAAAATCGGAAGCGAGGCGGAAACAAGCCAATGACAGGCGAACCGACATCGAGATGCAGTTAACGGGTTCTAAGTACGGTATAGCGTATACCGACGGTACTGAAAAGATAACCCAGCTTAACCGAGCAGTTGAAAACACGCTCATGCCACAGATAGAATACTTAATGGCCCAAGTATTTTCCCAGATAGGCATGACGCAATCTATTTTGGACGGCACAGCAGACGAGCAAACTATGCTAAATTACTATACTAGATCCATAGAACCATTAGTTGCGGTTACGGTTCTAGAGATGAAACGTACGTTTCTTAGTAAAACAGCCAGAGCTCAAAAACAATCAATAATGGCATTTAGAGATCCATTTAAGCTAGTTCCAGTAAACCAGATAGCAGAAATTGCCGATAAGTTTACGAGGAATGAAATATTCACAGCTAATGAGATACGACAAATTGTTGGTAGAAGGCCGTCCAAGGATCCTAAAGCGGACAAGCTGACTAATAGTAACATTAGCCAGGCCAAACAGACTGGATCCGAAGGACCAGAACAAACCCCGCCGGACATCCAGAATACAAAGGAAGGAGAAAATCAAAATGGAAAATAAGAATTACGACTTTAGCGGCTGGGCCACTAAAAATGATTTACGTTGTGCTGATGGGCGGACAATTCGTAAGGATGCGTTCAAAGGTAATGACGGAGCAAAAGTACCGTTAGTATTTGCGCACCAACATAACGGCACAGACAATATTCTCGGTCATGCAATTCTTGAGAATCGAGAAGAAGGTGTATATACCTATGGTTTCTTTAATAACACTCCATCAGGCATACAAGCCAAGGAACAAGTTCGTCATGGTGACTTAACATCACTATCTATATTTGCCAATCACTTAAAAGAAGTAGGAGCTGATGTCATCCATGGAGTAATCCGTGAAGTTAGTCTCGTACTCGCTGGTGCCAATCCAGGAGCATTTATCGATGTAGTAATGATGCATGGTGAAGATACTAGTGATGGGTATATTATTGGGTATGACGAGGAAATAGCCATTAGTCATGCCGAATCAGAAAAAGAGGAGGATGCCAAATTGGAAGATGCAAAACCAGATCCAAAAGAAGAAAAAGACTCAGAAGTAAAAGAACTAACGATCCAGGAGATCATCGATACGATGACCGAAGATCAAAAAAATGCTTGTTACTCATTGGTAGGACTGGCGCTAGAAGACGCCGATAATAAAGGTGAAGACGGAGGAGACGACAACATGAAACATAATTTATTTGAAAATGAAAAACCAGCAGGTGATGTAACATTAAGTCATGATGCGATGGACGTGATCATTAAAGACGCTAAGCGTTTAGGAAGTTTGAAAGAGAGCTTTTTAGAACATGCTGACACGTATGGAATTAATGATATTGACTACCTATTTCCAGATGCTAGGACGCTTAATGCGGCGCCTGAGTTCGTATCTCGTAGAATGGGTTGGGTACAAAAAGTAATGGATGGGACTCACCATACTCCATTCAGCAGAATTAAATCAATCTTTGCTGATATTACAGAAGATGAGGCAAGAGCAAAAGGTTACATAAAGGGCAATTTAAAGAAAGAGGAAGTATTCTCACTACTCAAGAGAACAACAACACCAACCACCATCTACAAGAAACAGAAATTGGATCGCGATGATATAGTTGACATCACAGATTTCGATGTGGTTGCTTGGTTAAAGACTGAGATGAGAATGATGCTGGATGAGGAAATCGCTCGTGCTATTCTTGTTGGTGATGGTAGACTTTCATCTTCGGATGATAAGGTTAACGAAACAAATATCAGACCGATATGGAAGGAAGATGCTCTTTACGCAGTTAATACGGTTATTGACTTCGGAGCAGCTGAGACTGATGATGTTAAGGCTAGGAAATTCATTAGAGAAGCAATCAAGGCAAGAAAAGCGTATAAAGGATCTGGCAATCCAGCTCTGTATACAACAGAAGATATTATAACTGATTGTTTGCTTATTGAAGATACTACTGGTCGTAGACTATACAACACCATATCTGATGTTGCTACTGCAATTAGAGTATCTGAGATCATTACTGTTGAACCAATGGAAAATAGTACCAGAGTCGTTGCCGCCAAGACACATACACTGCTTGGTATTATAGTTAATCTTGTTGATTATAATGTAGGCGCGGATAAGGGTGGCGCGGTTAGCATGTTTGATGATTTTGATATCGACTACAATCAACAGAAGTATCTTATCGAAACT